ATATTTGACTATATACTGTAATGAGTCTATAATGACTCTACGTTCATCAGAGAAATCTGACGCAAGTAGGACGGCGGAACGGGACGTTCATTCGCTATTTGCAAATAGCGAACGCAAACCGCCCGAAGGAACGGGACTAACCATCTCATTCTGGAGGAAATCCTAATGGCAAAAATTACTTATAGAGGTGTTCAATATGACACTGAAGTTCGTCGCCAACAACAAGCACAACAACAACCCCAACAGTATAACGAATCATACCGTGGAGTAAAATTCGTAAAGGAGGGGAAGTGATGAAAACGCAAAAATTAAATTTTTTACAACTTATTAAAGAAAAAAAAGAAAAAGAACAACGTCGCCATTTAGCATCTCTTTGTAGCGCAGGACATTACGTTTCGGGAGTAAAAAAATGATGTTCACGGTTGTGCAAATTGCAACTGCATCTGCAGTTTTTATAACTTTAATTTCTCTTTACATTCAAATTCTTTTTAGGTAGATTCTACATTAGAAACCAATGGAGGGTTGATACCCTCCTTTTTTTATGATATGATATCCTTAGAGAGTAACATCTTATGGACAGAGAAAAACTAAAATTGATTGTTCGTAATCTGGAACTACTTGTAGATTCCTTAAGAGCAGAAATTTATTCAGATACTGAATCACACAAAATTATTAATAATCAGCAAAAATATTTTGATTATGACGAAATTTTTGAAGAATCAGATGACTAAAAGAGCAAAGAACCTTGTTAAATTACTTGAGCGTCTTATACAACAAGATCATCTCTACTCTGGAGAACAACTCAAAGAGATGAAAGCACAACTGCGTGTCGTTAAACAAGAACTCGCAGAACTGGAAGCAAAAACATCAAAAGGATTTGGAAAAAAATGAAACCTATTAAATCAAAAGATCTCCTAGAACTTGATAACCGTCTTAAAGTTGTAAAACTTCAGTGTTATCCGATTCCAGAGCAAGTCATTTGGCAAGCAGGAAAGGGTGATTACTCCGAAGTTCCTATTCATGAAGTTGATGTCCCCAATTCTCAGAAGTGTGGAGAGTGGATTGTTGAACAACTTCTTGCAAATGAGCGTGGGCACTGGGGACCACTAGAGCATCCTCAAATTACATTCTCTTGTTCTGGTTTTGTCCATAATGTAATTGTTCAGGCACGAACTCACCGAATCGGAACTACATGGGATGTCCAATCTCAGCGTTATACTGGTAAGCGTGTAGTTAAAGTTGCTAAGCGTGAACTTGATGTTGAGGAAGTCTTCTACGTTCGTCCTGCAGGGTTCTATACCAATCGTAAGGGCAAGAAGTATGAATGGACTGAAGAACATCGTCAACGCAAACTGGGACGTATTCTGGGTGAATGTGAAGAGTATACTGAGTATTATGAGCAGGGTATGTGTGAAGAGCACATTCGTGATTATCTTCCTCAAGCAATTCGTCAGAACTTTGTAGTGTCTTTTAATCTACGTTCTGTTCTTCACTTCATGGATCTCCGCTCAAAACTTGATGCTCAACTTGAAATTCAAGCACTATGTGATGCTTTTGTTCCAGAACTTCAAAAGTGGACTCCTAATGTTTGGAAATATTATGAAGAGAAGCGTCTTCATAAAGCACGACTTAGCCCCTGATAAATAAAAATATCTTGAATTGGTAACATTTATGCCTCTATACCCTGTTAAAAACTTGAAAACTGGTGAAGAAAAAGAATTAGAAATGTCTATCTCCGAATATACCCAGTGGAGAAAGGATAATCCGGACTGGGATAAGGATTGGAGTAAAGGATGTGCATCACCCGGAGAGGTTGGAGATTGGCGTAATAAGTTAGTCTCCAAACATCCCTCTTGGAATGATGTATTGGATCGTGCATCAAAAGCACCAAAGTCAAACGTTAAAAAACTCTAACATGGCAAGAAGAAAAAGAGCAGAGCAACCAATCGGGGTTGGTCTTACTACTCGTCAAATGAAGCGTAGAAAACCACTAAGTGCAGAATACTTAGTTGATATTGACCCATTAACAGAAAATCAGAAAAAACTTTTTGAATCATATGCAAATCAAAAACATCTGGTTGCCTATGGTTGTGCTGGAACTGGTAAAACTTTCATTACTCTTTATAATGCTCTGAAAGATGTTCTTGATGAAAGAAGTCCATATGAAAAAGTTTATCTAGTTCGCTCTCTAGTCGCTACAAGAGAAATTGGTTTCCTTCCTGGAACTCACGATGATAAGGCAGACATTTACCAAATTCCATATAAGAATATGGTAAAGTATATGTTCCAAATGCCTTCTGATGCTGACTTTGAGATGCTTTATGGAAATCTCAAATCACAGGAGACAATTAAGTTTTGGAGTACTTCATTCCTTCGTGGAACAACTCTTGATAATGCAATCATTATTGTAGACGAATTCCAAAACTTGAATTTCCACGAATTGGATTCGATCATTACCCGTGTTGGTGAAAATACAAGAATTTGTTTCTGTGGTGATGCTACTCAGTCGGACCTACAAAAGACAAATGAGCGTAATGGTATTGTAGACTTTATGACAGTATTGCGTAAAATGCCTTCATTTGATATAATTGAATTTGGTGTAGACGATATTGTTCGCTCTGGACTTGTTAAAGAGTATATTCTTGCAAAAATGGATGCTGGTTTTTAATGTTTAGTCATGTTGATATTGAACTCCCTAAGTTGGAGCGTGAAACAATTGATGGTGTTAGGTACTATACCGTTCCTGGAGAAACCGAACCAATTAAACTGGTTTCTATTACTTCAGTAACAAGTCACAAAAATCGCCAGTTCTTTATGGACTGGCGTAAAAAGGTTGGAGAAGAAACTGCAGATAAGATTACGAAACAAGCAACCAGTCGTGGAACAGATATGCACACACTGGTTGAAAACTATCTTTATAACCGAGACCTTCCTCCAGTTCAACCTCTTTCAGAGTTTCTATTTAAGATTTCTAAGGGAGAACTTAACCGCATAAATAATATCTATGCTCTTGAAGGTTCTCTTTATAGCAAACAGTTAGGAATTGCTGGTACTGTTGACTGTATTGGAGAGCATGATGGGGAATTGTCTATAATTGACTTTAAAACGTCTAAAAAACCAAAACCAAGAGAGTGGATTGAACATTATTTTGTTCAGTGTATGGCTTACGGATGTATGCTATATGAACTCACTGGTATTTCAGTTAAAAAACTTGTAATTATTATGTCTTGCGAAAATGGAGAATGTGTTATCTATGAAGAAAGAGACAAATCAAAGTACATCAAACTCCTCACCGAATACATTAGAGAGTTTGTTAGAGATAGACTGGAACTCTATGGAACAAAATAAAGAATTAGAACAAGCTATTGAGAATAAATTTTTAACTCCTTCAAAGTTTGCTATGGAGATTGAATCTCTTGTTGTAACTGAAAATGTTAATTATATTGATGCAATTGTAATGTATTGTGAAAACAATAACATCGAAGTTGAATCTGTTGTGAAGTTAATTTCAAAACCTCTCAAAGAAAAACTAAAATATGATGCAATTAATTTGAATTTTATGAAGCGTACTTCTAAAGCAAGACTGCCTATCTGATGAGTCCTTTTGAATGCTATCAACATTATCTTTCATTAAAATCTCATTTTACAAATCCTAAATACGATTTCTTTAAATATGGTGCAAAGACTCGCGCCAGTATTACTTCCTTTAATAAAAGACGCGATAAATACTGGTTTGAAAAGACATCTAGAAAGTATAACGATAAAGAAGTCATAGATTTTTTAGTATCTAATTTTGTTGCTGCTGATAACCCGGAGAACTTGTGGATTGGAGAAATTATAAATTCTGGCGAAAGAAAATACGCAGAGTGGATGCGTCGCCAACAGAGTTTGAGTTACTTATTCAAAGAACAAAGCAACGAATTGTTCTCGGAAATAGAATTGAACGATGTGTTCAATTGTTCCAAAGGGCATCCACCCATACTCAAAAGGTATCTAAGCGGAAAGTTATCTTTGGAACCATTCGTAATTTACGACAAAATATTTCAATTTTCAAAAAGTTTTGATAAAAAACTTCTAGACCCTGTGTGGGAAACCGTCAGTTTAAAGTTGAAAAAGTACTCTCCATTTTTACTACATATAGATGTACTCCAATATAAAAACATTTTAAGGGATATTATAAATGAGTAACTTTTTTGATTCTGATATTATTCAGGATGAACTAAAAGAAATCAATAAGTTGCAAGAGGAGATTTACGGAAGTATTCTCACTTTTGGTGAAATGTCCCGTGAGACCAAACTGGAACACATTGAAAAACTGGAACTCTTGCTAGAAAAGCAAAGAGTGATGTATACTAGGTTATCTCTTTCAGATGATCCGAAAGCGGTTGAGATGAAAGAGAACCTACGCAAATCAGTAGCACTGATGGGATTCCCGCCAGAAACTGATATGAGTATATTATTTGGCAGTATGACTAAAACCATTGAGTCTCTCAAGCAATTCATTGACAAGTGAGACCATCCTTGCTATACTATCCAAGTAAATCCTCCAAATCCAAAACTATCCGAATTAATCTAATGTCAGCAAAATTCGAAATAACCATCGCAGAGGTTGAGGTAAAATATCCTCAATTTAAAGCAGATCGTGTTAAATATGAAAAGACGATCATTAAAGAATCTCTTCAATGGAGAATTGATCATCCAGATGCTAAGAATTTTAGTCTTAGGAAACCAAGTATCAGAAAATATTTCTCATATTTAGATGAAGAGTCTGTAAGAACAGTACAATCTGCTATTAGAAATAAGTTTTATTCCCATAAAGATGATACTGACTATCAAAAATATTGGAATGAACCAGCACTTTCTCAAGTTTTTTCCGATCTAGATAAAACTTCCACATCTCTCACAAGAGCTCTTGTTGATGTTGACACACCTACCGGTCTTTATGCTAAAATGGGTGTTGTTCCAGTCGATACTCAAAATTGTATTGAAGTAATTCTTGGTGATTTTATCTATAAAGGTAAGTTAAAATCACTAGATCACTTTTATACTATTATCGATGCTGTAAGAAACTACTAATTTTATTTTAATCCAAAACTATCCGAGGTAATCTAATGGGCTTTGCCGATCTTAAAAAACAATCCAAACTTGGTTCTCTCACCGCAAAACTGGTGAAAGAAGTCGAAAAAATGAATACTACGAGTGGGTCTTCTGATGACCGTCTCTGGAAACTTGATGTAGATAAAAGCGGTAATGGTTATGCCGTTATTCGTTTCCTTCCTGCTCCCGATGGTGAAGATCTTCCTTTTGTAAAGGTTTATAGTCACGCCTTCCAAGGTCCTGGTGGTTGGTATATCGAAAATTCTCTGACTACTCTAGGACAAAAAGACCCTGTATCTGAGCATAACACTCTGCTCTGGAACAATGGCACTGATCTTGGTAAGGAGCAAGCACGTAAGCAGAAGCGCAAACTGACTTATATCAGCAACATTTACGTTGTAAAGGACCCAGCAAACCCCGAAAACGAGGGTAAGGTCTTCCTGTTCAAGTATGGTAAGAAAATCTTTGACAAACTCACCGCTGCGATGCAACCTGAGTTTGAAGATGAGGAAGCAATTGATCCCTTTGACTTCTGGAAAGGTGCAAACTTCAAACTGAAAGCAAAAAATGTTGCTGGTTATCGCAATTATGATTCCAGCGAGTTTGCTTTTTCTGGTCCTCTTCTAGATGACGATGATGAACTGGAAGTAATCTGGAAGAAACAGTATTCTCTTGCTGAATTTCTTTCTCCTGATCAATTCAAATCTTATGATGAACTGAAGAAGCGTCTTGATTCTGTTCTAGGTAATAAGGGCACTCCTCGTTATCAGGATCCTGATGAGGGTGAAGAGGAAGAGTTTTCCCGTGGTCCTGCACCAAGTCTTGATGAAGATCTTCGTGCAGAACTTAATAATCTTCAACCTACCCGCCGTGCTCCTGCGGTTGAGGAAGATGATGATACGGACGACGCTTTGCAATATTTTGCCCGCCTTGCCTCAGACTGACTAAGGTGCTATAATGAGGGGAGTGAGACCTCCCCTCTTTTTTATGAAGTCTGATTATTATATCGACCGAATCACAAAAAAGCAGGCAGATGAATTGTTATTAAAATACCATTACCTTAAAGATATATCAAAAGCATATAAGTCAGGAAAAAATTTTGGTCTTTTCAAGAGAAATGATTTTTCACCACTTAACATTGGACCACTACTTGGGGTCGTAATTTTTACTGGTCTTCCAGTTCCAGAAATCGCAAAAGGAGCATTTGGTTTAGAAAGAAATGAGCAAGAAGGATTGTTTGAACTTTCAAGACTTTGCATACACCCTAGAACTCAGCAAGAAGAATATAATATTACTTCCTGGTTCGTATCCCGTTGTATCAAACAACTCCGCAAAGATACCAAGGTCAGGGCTATTATTTCTTATGCTGATTCAGATTTTCATGGCGGCACTATTTACCGTGCTTGTAACTTTAAATATTGCGGACTCACTGATCCCAAAAAAGATTTTTATTACGCAGACGGGACTAAGCATTCAAGAGGTAAAGTAAAAGGTCTTAAAGGAGAATGGAAAGAACGCTCCCGCAAGCATCGCTATGTAATGCTGTTTGATAAGGATTTGAAACTCTTATGGAATTGATACTCTAGTATTTTCTGTTTTAATTAATTTATTATTTACGAATTGTGATGATTGATCATAAGTCATTTCCTTTCTAATATCATTTAATACTTGCTGCAAATATAATGGTTTTAGAACATAGATGGTTCTTTTTTCATTGTTCTTTTTAACTTCATATTCATAATTTGTAATTCCAATCACCGGATTGATTGTTTGTATTGGAATATTTGGGTTGGGGATTGTAAAGTTGGAATCTACAATTTTTCCTGCTGGTAAAATTAAACGATTTTCAGAATCTTTTACTTCTGTAGTTTCATAATGATGAATATCATTTAAACTTTCTCCATATATTTGTTCAGAATATTCATAAATTTGATAATCTGAAAGAGGCCATTGATCTCTAATTCTTGTGATTCCTGCAGAAACTAAAACAACCCAATCATATTCAGAACTACCATATAATTCTTCAGCAACTAATTCAGGTCTTGAACCATCAGGAATTTGATATTTATTAAATACTGTAAAAACATTTTGAAGATCATCACGAAGTTTAACGCGACGAAAAAGATTTTTGACTAGCAAATATTCATCGGATGCTTTTCTATCCGATAAAAATGATTGATATTCTAAATTTGGTAATTCTCTAAAGTACGACATTAGTAACCAACTCCTGTTCTACCTTCTGCTGTATTATCATATTCTTCAGCATAAATTGGTGACAGTTCTTGGAACTGTAGTGTCAATTGCATATGAACTGGTGTTGCGTCAGAATAAGTTGCATATTGACTAGATCCATTATAATTTACACTCATTTGTGTTAAAGCACATGGTTTAAAACGATGTAAAAATGGATGTTGATTTCCACCACTCATATACTCTAATTTAAAAATATTTGGTGCTTTTACAAAAAGACCTCCTCCAGTTTGATTCGGTAAACCTTTTTGAGGAGTCATATTTTTTTTAAATGTACGAATAATAGTTTTTATCATATCAGATTCTGGTTTTGATCTGGGAACCATGTCGAATATAAAATTAAACGCAGGACGCATTGTAACTCCATTAAAAAGAAGTTCAACGTTTTGATTAAATACTTGTCCAGTTGCTCTTGATATAATTTGATTAATATCTCCTTGCCCTAAAACTGCTTGTAAAGCAGCACCAGCGGTTCCTGCAGCAGTTGCTTGCTGTCCTTCACCAGTTCTTATTGCAGCATCAATATTTTCGAAACCTTGTATGACTGACTGTCCTAAAGATCCCAATAAGTTTGAACTTAATACAGCACTACTTCCAGCAGATCCTAAAGCTGCTTGAACTGGATTCATTGAACCCGTTACCCAATCAGCAGAATTGTTATCTTGAATGTTTGCTGGCATTGGAAGTATAATTGTTGCCAAAGAAGTCTTGATACTTCCAGATTGCTGCAATGCATCTTCAGTGGTTCTTAATGCAAATCCTCCGGTTAAGTTAAGACCAGGTGCTTTATATTCGATAACCTGAATCTTAAGATAATCGTCCTGTGGCCCAATATTTTTAATAGGATATCGGAGAATATCTGACATTTATTTTTTTAACTATTTATTGTTAATTTTGAATTAATTTACCGTAAGGAACTGATCTTAAAGTATCAAATTCTTTTTGACTTAATTCATATAAACCACTGACTAATCTATCACCATCTTCAGTATTATATTGTCTTATTTTTCCAAGGTGATAGTTAAACCCACGAAATCCTTTTGGTAAGAGATCTCCCGCCTTAATTAAAGGATGACGATCATAAAGAATTCCTGGAGTTGCGGCATAATAAATGTAAGTATAATATCTTCCTGGTGATGGGTATAATCTTTCAGTTCCACTCAATCTTGATAAAATTTCATCCATTAATTGTTCTGGTTTTTCTGTTCCCAATAAAGACTCTTTAAAATCTTTGAGACGATTCGTAAGTCTTTTACCACCAACTCTTCTGGGTGATTTTGGATTTGCATCAATATAATCAGAATCGTTTTTAATGATACTAATAAGTTGATCTTTTGTTAGTCTCTTATATCCACTAATTTTTCCTACACCACTTGCAGTGGTGTAATAAATACTGTAATATTCTGCAATTTCAACTAATTGTTCTTTTGTGTAGTCTTTTAAGGGTTTTTCGTATCCTGTGAGTGCCATTACTTGATACCAAGTTCGTTTTCTGTTATGATCTTGAACTCATATCCTCGATCAGCACACCATTCTTTTGCTGCTTCCCACTTTGCCTGATTTTTGGCGTATTCATAAACTTCACTGATGTATTTTTTAGTTTGTCTCTGAGGTTTTGGTGGTGGTGCAGTTTGTTTCTTAGGTTTAATTTCAATCATATACTTTTTGATTGAACCATTAGATTCTTTGACTTTTATAAGAAAATCAGGAAAATATCTATGAATTTTGCCATCAATTGGAGATCTGTATGGAACAAATTTTTCTTCTGAAGACCACTCTAATATTCTTTCATTAGTGTCACAATATACACAAAATTTTCTTTCCCATAATGATCTGTATATAATATTTGTAGGATCTCCAGAATATTTTTCGGGAAATGATGGTTTATATTTTCCTTTATAAGACATCTAAATACTTATAATAATATACTCATAATAGGTATTTAGAGTGGCAACACCACGTAGAATATCAGACATCAGACCTCTATTTACTAATCTTGCTCAGACTTCACATTATGAAGTTAAGTTTGGAGGTTTGCCAGATCCATTAACTCAATACCTAAGACAAAGAGGAATCTCATCAAGATTTATTGCAGAAGATGCTGGATTGTTATGCAATAATGCAGTTCTACCAACAACTCAACTTGCTACTGCGGAAATTTCTGGTAACTACATTGGAATTACAGAATCATTTGCACATAGAAGACAATATCAAGATATAACTCTTGAATTTTATGTTGATAAAAACTATAACACTTTAAAATTTTTAGAGCACTGGATGGAATTTATTGCAAGTGGATCTTCAAATCCAATTGATAGTTCTATTTCACCAATTAATAGTAATGTTGATACTGGATATTTTATTAGAATGCAATATCCAGAATATTATAAATCAAATAAAACAAGAATTATTAAATTTGATCGTGATTATAGAAGAGAAATTGAATACACTTTTATTGGATTGTATCCATATTCAATTTCGTCAATACCAGTTTCATATTCCCAATCCGACGTTATGAAAATGTCGGCAACTTTTAAAATGGATCGTTATGTAATTGGTAGATCATTAAGTATAAATGTTTTTAGAAATGAAAATAATAATAAAGAATCTATTGAACCAAAACAAAAAGCACCTACAAATCAAGCACCTAGAAGATTAGTTCCTATATCTCCAGGTTCTGCTCCAGCTGGAGGTATTCGTTTTGTTGATCCGAATTCTTCACCATATCAAAGAGCAACACAACAATACTATGATGCACAAGGTACTCGTCGTGCTCCATAAATAATCTTAACTGATTTTGATTGGATATTATGCCATTACCAAAAATTGCAACACCTTCGTATACATTAGAAATTCCTTCAATTAAAAAAGAAGTTAAATACAGACCTTTTCTTGTTAAGGAAGAAAAGATTCTAATCATTGCAATGGAAAGTGAGGATCCCAAACAAATTGCTGAGGCTGTTAAAACTGTAATCAGTAATTGTGTTCTTACTAGAGGAATTAAGGTTGAAGAATTATCAACTTTTGATATTGAATATTTGTTTTTAAACATTCGCGGAAAATCTGTTGGTGAAACAGTAGATGTTTTAATTACATGTCCAGATGATGAAAAAACACAAGTTCCTGTAAGTATTAATCTTGATGATATTAAAGTTAATATTAGTGAAGATCATTCTAGAGACATTAAGTTGGATGATAGTTTGACTTTAAGAATGAAATACCCTTCGATGAAAGAGTTTATTAAAACTAACTTCGATAGAAATTTTAATGTAAGTGTTGACGAAACATTTGATTTAATTATTTCTTGCATCGAACAAGTTTATAGTGAAGAAGAATCTTGGTCAGCATCTGATTGTACAAAGAAAGAACTTGCAGAATTTATTGAACAACTGAGTTCTAATCAATTTAAACAAATTGAAAAATTCTTTGAAACAATGCCTAAGTTGACACACATTTTAAAGATTAAAAATCCAAATACTGAAGTTGAAAGTGAAGTAGTTTTGGAGGGATTATCCAGTTTTTTCGCCTAGGAATGGCTCATGAAAGTCTTGAGTCATACTACAAAACTAATTTTTCTCTCATTCAACATCATAAATATTCATTGACTGAAATAGAAAATATGATACCTTGGGAGAGGGAAGTTTATATTTCTTTACTTAAACAATATATTGAAGAAGAAAACATAAAGAACAACGCAAATGGCTGATTTAGATCCCGAAAAAGTTGGCAGATCAGGAATCGATCCAATCACAGGATCTATTTTGTCACAGGATCTTAGAAATACTCTATTAAAAAAATCTATATTTGATTCTTCTGTTTTTAGAAATGACTTATTAGCAATTGAAGGTAGAAGAAGAGAATTTGAAGTTCAAAACACCACGGTAATTCAAAATCAAGAACAAGCATTAATTGGATTTAATTCAAATATTCAATCTTTACGTGCAGATATTGGAAGACTAGGTGTAGGTCTTTCTAATATTTCTTTGCTTCTTCAGCAGGATTATAATGAAGAGCAATCTAGAATTCGTGCAGAACAAGAAAGGCAAAGGATATTAGCAGAAAGACAAGTAAGAATAGGAAAAGAAAACGATATAGAACAAAGAATACAGGGAGCATTATTAGAACCTGTACAAAAATTAAGTCCTAAAGTTTTTGATATTTTTGGAAATATTAAAAATGCTCTTACATTTTTATTTGCAGGGTGGTTAACAAATCAAACAGTACAAGCATTAAGAGCATCTGAAGAAAATAATACTCAAAAATTTAATGATATTAGATTTAATATTCTCAAAAATGTAGGGATAATTTTCGGTGGATTAGTAGCAATCCGAGCAGGATTTTCTTTAGTTAAAAGAACAATTGGATCAATTGCAAAGGGATTGACAAATCTTTTAATTGCAAAACCATTATCTGCAGCTGCAAGTTTAATACGCCTTCCAGGAACACCAAAATCTCCACCACCAAGAACTGCAGGACCAAGAGGTAGTGGAATTCTTAATATGCTTGGCAAATTTGCTACTGGCGTTACTGCATTTATGAATGCAAAAAATGCTGAATATGTAGATTCAGTAATAGGTGCATTAAGTCTACTTGGTCCAGGGAAACTTTTTAGTATCTTAAGATTAGCATATGCTGCTGATGAAATTGCAGAAGCATTTGGTATGAATATATTTGGTAAAAATCCTAATGCTGCAAAACAAGCAGAAGAAGTAAAAAGACAAGCAGAACAAGAAGCAAAATCAACGAAACAAACGACTTCTACTACAACATCAACACCAAAAGAATCGATGGTTCCTAAACCATCACCTTCAAAAACAACTTCAGAAGAATCTACATCATCACCTCCAACTACACAAGCACAACCAAGTGCTGAAATGGTAAAACAATTTGAAATGGCTTGGCAATATAGAAATAATCCAATGGCAAGAGGAAGAATTGAAGGTGCTTGGGAAAAAATGTCCCCAGAGCAACAACAGCAAGCAAAAGACTGGGCAAAAACAAAAGGTTATGATTGGAGTGAAATGAGATTAAAAGATGCTCCTGCAGTTGCTACAATGTCATCACCAATGACTAGTTCTGATCAAAGTTCTCCTGAAAAACCAAAAACTGCAGAAGTGGTTCCTATGCAATCTCAACCACAAAAAGTTGGCCAATTGCCTGAACCAAAACCATCTTTGACAATGATCAAAACATCAAGTAATCAGACACAACAACAAAACCCTCCAATTACAAATGGTACTTTGTCTGATGTTCCATTAATTAACTCTGCAAATCCTGATAATTTTTATATTTTATATTCACAATTAAATTATAATGTAGTAATATAAAATGGCAGTAATAGATTCTCTTAAAAGATCTTCAATCAATATTGAAAATATTTCAAAATCTTTGTCATCTACCAAAAAAAGTGTTTCTTCAGTAAATGATAGTGTTGATAATATATCAAATATCATTTCTAGAAATACTAGAGTTAAGAGAGAATTATTTTCTAGATCTGAAATGCTAGATTCTAGAAGAAGAGAAGCGTCAAGAAGAAGGGAAGTTGAGGATCAATTAGAATCTGCACAAGTTTCCACTTCAATTCCTGGAGGATTATCGTTTGCTTCAAAGAGTGATAAAGGTCCATTAGGAAGACTATTTGGTTTTTTAGGTTTTATTACTGCTGGATGGATTGCTGAAAATCTACCCAGATGGATATTCATGGGTAAAGAGTTTATTTTTAGAATTCAATCTTTTGGAATGACCATGTATAACATGGTTAATAATATGCAATCTATTGTTAATTCTTTTGGAAATGTTTTATCTAATTCACTTAATTCAATTATTTCATTAGATTTTAATGAATTTACTGAAGGAAGCGTTGCAAGATCATTTGATGAATTGAATACTGCAGTTCAAGGATTGGGAGATAACATCACAGATACATTTAAACTTTTTACTGTGCCTCTTACAGAATCAATGCAAACCGATGAGGAAGCACCAGAACTTGGTGAAGAAAGAGAACAAACAATGTTTCCTGGGATTACTCAAGAGGGTACTTCAGGTAAAGTAACTGGAACCATGAAACAAGCACTTGATATTATTTCAAAATATGAATCTGCTAGTGCTGGATATAATGCAATGAATCAAGGAACAATTGCAGATGCAAAAGGACAAAAACCTAGGGCAACTATAGGTGGAAAAACATCAAAAGATATTATTGGAAAAAATCTTACTGACATGACAATTGGTGAGGTAATAAGAAGACAAGATAGAAGATTAACAAATGATCAAGGTTTTATACATGCTGCAGGAAGATATCAAATAATTGGAAATACATTACCATCAGCCATGCGTGGTGCTGGATTGAAACCAACGGATATGTTTAGTCCAGAAAATCAAGATAAGATGGGCATTTATCTTTTGAAAAGTGGTGGTCCTGGTAAATGGGTAGGATTGGAAAATGCCACAAAACAAGAAATGACCATTGTTCAACAAGCAAGAAGAGAACCAGTTTCTTATTCACAATCACCAAATATAAGTGCTTCTCAACAAAAATCAACTTTAGATTTAAAAAAGTTAGGTCTTTCAGTTGGTGATCGAGCAGGATATATTCCAAGAAGAGGAAGAATTCATGCTGGTAGAGACATTGCAATTGCACAAGGAACACCAGTTTCAGTGATTAGTAATGCAACAATTACAAGTGTTGGATTTGAAAAAGGATATGGATATTATGTTACTTATGTGGATTCAAATGGAATAGAGCATTTTTATGGTCACTTACGCGAAATGCCTAAAGTAACTAAAGGTCAAAAAGTTTCTGCAGGTACTATTATTGGTTATGTTGGATCTACTGGATATAGTACAGGTCCTCATTTGCATTGGGAAATATCTCCTAAACTTGGTGAAGTTGGGAGACCAAGAAAAAATGTAATTGATCCATTAGAATATGGTTTTTCTTCCTCTGCTCCTTTTAAAGGATCCACTAAAGCACAATTAACACCAAAACCAAAAACACAACAACCTGGTGCAATTACTCCTCAAAGAAAAGGATCTCAAATTGTAATAATTGATGATACTCAACCACAACCTTCTCAAGTATCATATCCTCCACAACAATTACCATCGCCTGCACCAACAATTAGTGATTTTAAGTTGTTAAATAATTTTATCAAGAATAAATTACTCATCGATCTAGCGTATCTCTAATGTCAACTAAAAAGTCTATATATGAAGAACTTTTACTAGAATCAAATGATCGTTCAAGAACGATTGATCTTACAACTGGGGTAATTTTATTTGAATACTATGAAGATATTTTTTCACCTACGATTACTGCAAAAGTTAAAGTAGTAGATAATGGTAATGTAATATCACCAGCTGATGATCCTGATGGTAATCGTCAATCAATCTACAATGGTCTTCCATTGAGGGGTGGTGAAAGGTTATCCTTAAAAATTGCAGGTAATTCATCAACTAATCCTGGATTAGATTTTTCAAAAAAATCAGATGATTATTTTTATGTTTCAAGTATAACAAATGTAATATCAGAAACAAATAGAGAAAGTTTTACATTACATTTAGTTTCTAGAGAGGCAATAACAAATGAAACGACAAGAGTATCTAATAAATTTCCAACTTCATTTAAGATAAGTGATTCTGTTGAAAAAATATTAAAAGATAATTTAAAAACAACTAAAATAGGATCTATTGATAAATCATCAAACAAATATGGATTTATTGGAAATTTAAGAAAACCATTTACAGTTTTAGTATGGTTAGCATCAAAAGCAGTTCCTGAAGTATCTCAAAATCCTACAGCTGGTTTTCTTTTCTATCAAACTAAAGATGGATTTCAGTTTAGATCAATTGATGAATTGATGCTTCAAAAACCAAAAGCAACGTACATTTATAGTGAAGCACAAGAATCATATAATGAGAAGGGTAATAAAGTTAATAATGATTTTAAAATATTGAATTATTTTACTGATAAAAATCAAAACTTAATTGAAAAACTTAGATTAGGTACGTATGCTAGTCATAGAATGTTTTTCAATCCTTTAGATTTTTCTTTTTCAAAACCTGAAGAGGGAGTGTTTAGGAAAGATGACTATGTTGGCAAGGCAAAAAATTTGGGTGGACAATTTAAACTCCCACCAATAGCAGAAGGATCTAGTGAAACTCTTGGTGATGTACCTTCAAGAATTATAACAGCAATACTTGATATAGGTACAATGGAAAAAGATGCCTCAAAAGATGCAAATTCGGATCCTAAATTATATCAGTCTCAATCATTGATGAGATATAATACATTATTCACACAAACTGTAAATGTAATAGTTCCATCGAATACAAATTTAAGAGCGGGAGACATTATTGAATGCTACTTTCCAAAAATTACACAATCAAATACCAAAGAATTTGATAAGGAGCAAAGTGGTCTATATATGATTAAAGAAGTGTGTCATCATTTTGATGTAGAAAAGTCTTATACATCAATGAAATTAATTAGGGATACATTTGGAGTAAATGTAGAGGCAAGAAAGTAATCTATGTTAGATCAATCATTACTTCAAAGTCATTTTATTGGTAGAGATGGATTTCGTTGGTGGATTGGTCAGATTCCACCATTAGAATCTATGGGAAAACAAGTTCAAGGTGGTGGATGGGGAAATAGATTTAAAGTTAGAATTCTTGGATATCATCCATATAGTGAGGCAGAACTTCCAAATGAAGATCTTCCATGGGCACAATGTTTGATTCCAACAACTGCAGGAAGTGGAGCAGCAAATGTTTCAACTGGAGTTCAACTTCAACAAGGAGATATTGTATTAGGGTTTTTCTTAGATGGTGATAATGCCCAAATTCCAGTAATTCTTGCCACATTTGGAAGAACAGATTCTGTTCCATCTACATCATATCAATCTCCATTTATACCTTTTACTGGATTTTCTTCATTGATGGAGAAAAATAAGGTTAATCCAAGTGAAAGTAATGAGGTTAAAGAAAATTCTTTACCTTCACCACAAGATGTTTCTCCAGAGCAAGCAAAACAGTTATCTGCAATATATGGGTATCAAGTAGTATCTACAAACTCTGCAATTGGAGACATTATCCCACTTGCAAATACTGTACAAAATGCAAAAACTTCTAAGATAAAATCAATCGTTACAAATTTACTTAAAAAGATAAGTAGATTAGCAGGAAATATTCAAAGAATACAACAAGAAATTTCAAAAGCAGTTGATAAAATTGTTTTACTTGCAAATGAATTTGTTGGAATTTTTATGAATAAATTGATAAACTTGCTAAAACCTTTATTAAAAAGAGGTTTAAATTTACTTTATAAATTAGTATTTTCTCAAGTTCTTGCAGCAACTGCAAATCCAGTTATTGCACACCTTGCAGGAGTTGCCGCACAGAAAGCAATGGTTGCTCCAGTAAAAGCATTGGAAGATTCTTTTTCATGCGTTGCTGGTGCGGTTATTGATAAACTTAAAGATGTTATTACAAACATTATAACTTCCGTAGTTGAAAATGTTGAAAGGTTTGTAAGTTGTGCAGGAGATCAATTTGTTGGATCACTTTTGAACACTATTATTGATAGTTTGGAAGGTTTACTTTCATCTCCTTTAGGCGGAGTTAGTAAATTACTTCAATTTTTCTCAGATTTTAGTGTTGGAAATGTGATGAGATCTGCTGTAGATGCTCTTGCTAGTTCTGGCGCTTCATTTGACTGTAATCAAAACTTTACTAACTTTAAGGGGTTGGTCAATGAGTGGGTTATTGGTGGTGGTCCAAAATATGGAAATGCAAATCCTTATGCAGATATACAGAGACTTGTAAATATTGAAAATTCAGGAGTAAATCCAAACAGCGTAGTTCAATGTTTTACGAATGCTGTTCAAACTGCATCGGCACCAATCATTAATATTTTTGGTGGAGTTGGATCTGGGGCAACTGCTATTCCAATTTTTGGAAATGTTGTAGTTAATCCTGATGGAAATGTTACTGCAAGTGTAATTGGAGCACAGATTACAAATCCTGGTTCTGGATATACTTTTCCACCATTTGTTGAAATTATTGATGATGCAGATCAAGGATATGGTGCTGTTGCAAGAACAACTATTAATGAAAATGGTGAAGTGGATTCAATTTATATCGTATCTGAAGGTGAAAATTATTCGGTGGGAGATATTTCTCAATACTCAGTGACAAGTGTAATTGTGGAGAACGGTGGAAGTGAATATGAAGATGCTGAAGTAATTGATAACCTTGGAAATATGTATGGATCTAAGATTATTAATGGCAGTATATATCAAGTATTCCCAATAAATACTGATAATAACATTAATATTCTACCAATTCTTAATGTAAATTCAAATACTGGTAGTGGTGCAATTCTCAGACCTGTACTTGGGACATATAAATCAGATTCTAATAAAGCACAATTAGTTCAAACATCCATCGATTGCCCAATATAAAATGGCACAAAGACCTAAAAATATTTTTAAAAGACAACTTATTAGTTTCAATCCAAACTTTAGGATTGATACTGCAAATCCTCAAATGGGTTTATCTGGAACAGATGTTTATAAAATTTATGGTGTTACTGATAATGGAGATAATCAATCATCAATTTCTTTAAGTAGTAGCGGGCAATTTTCAATTTTTAATGATAGAACAATTATAATTTCTGGAGGTACAGAAAATCAAGGTCAAAGTGAAGATGTTATTATTATTGGTAAAAATGGAAATGTTTCCGTTAGTGCAAATGGATTAGTTCGCATTAGAGGAACTTCTATCATGCTAGAGGCTGACGAAGACATTCATTTGAAAGCAGGTAGGAACATTGATCTTAAAAGTGGATCTGGTAGAACTCTAATACAAGGAAATAAAGTTGATGTATCAGCACCAACTGGAAATTTAATTGATGAACTTGGAAAAGGTTTTTTAAAAAGTGTTTTTGATGGAAGTTTTGTTGGTGGAGATTTTCTTGGTGGATTTATTGTAGGAGTATCTAAAGCAGTTATAAATTCGGTAATCTAATATGGCAGATAATTGTGAACAGATTAAACCAAAATTAGAAGGTTCTGATAGCGAAGGTAATCAAATAAAAAATAATGTTCCATATAAAGAACCATCTGATGGGAGTACTTTTTACGGAACAGAATCTCATTTCAGTGAAGAAGTAGTTTTCTATCAAAATGTAAGAATTTACGGAGACCTAAAGACAAATTTTGCAAGTTTAAAAGATGCATCCGTTGTTGTAAAAGAGTTAAATGTTTTAAATAATTCAATTTTTGATGGTTATTCTTACTTTTCCAATTATGTTTATGTTGATAAAGGTATCAATGTAGGAATTGCCACAGTAAGAAAAAAATTAGATGTAGGTTGTGGTGGTACAACTTTAACTGCTGATGCTTCAACAGGAAATGTTGGTATAGGAAGTACTGTTCCACAACAAAGATTAGACGTTGCTGGGAGTGTAAAAATAGATGAGAATATTTACGATTCTGTAAATGTTCCAGGTAAAAATGGATATCAATTAGTTAGAGATGATGGAGGAATTAGGTGGATACCTTTAATTGCAGAACCTATCCCAGGTGTTCCAGGAATTGCTACAGATGGAATTTTTATACTTGATGAGGGAGTTCCTCTTTATCAACCGTAGTTGTTTACTATAAATATTTTATCATAAAGATAGAATAATGACAAGATTTTACGTACAAGATCAAGGTGTATTCATTCCTACAAATGATTTAGCGCAAGCATTTGCTGCTCTTAATTTTGTACAAAAAAATAGTCTTGGAGTTGGCACAGATACTTTAATTCCTATCGTAAATCCAGACAATCCAAATTGGATTGCGAATATTCAGACCCAAGATCTTTGGGGTCATACTGGGATTGGATCTACTGCGTCAGTTTATCGAATGACAAATGTAGGTATTCAAAATAATAATCCTACTGCTACTTTAGATATTACTGGAACTGTTCATGCTACAGGAAATGTAGATTTTGATGCTATATTAAATGTAGATGGAGATACAACTTTAAATGCAACTTTAGATGTTGATGGTGCTACTACTCTTAATAGTACTTTAGATGTTGATGGCGCCACGACACTTAATGACACACTAGATGTTGATGGCGCCACGACACTTAATGACACACTAGATGTTGATGGCGCCACGACACTTAATGACACACTAGATGTTGATGGTGCTACTACACTTAATAATACTTTAGATGTTGATGGTGCTACTACACTTAATGACACACTAGATGTTGATGGTGCTACTACTCTTAATAGTACTTTAGATGTTGATGGCGCCACGACACTTAATGACACACTAGATGTTGATGGTGCTACTACACTTAATAATACTTTAGATGTTGATGGTGCTACTACACTTAATAATACTTTAGATGTTGATGGTGCTACTACACTTAATAATACTTTAGATGTTGATGGTGAAGCAGTTTTTAATAATACTGTTGAACTTAATTCGTCACTAATCGATATTAACAATAGTACTGCATCTGGAAAATTTGATTATCGATTATCATCTGTAGGAACTGGTGTTTCTTGGAGACCTCCGGGGGTTCAAACTCAAAATGCTATTTGGGTTACTATGGATGGTAATGATTTAAACACTGGATATTTGGAAGGTGATGCAAAAAGAACTATCGGAGCTGCTGCTTCAATTGCAGAACCTGGAGATACTATTTTTATCAGATCAGGTGTTTACTTTGAAAATAATCCAATTGGATTGAGAACCGATGTTTCAGTTTCTGGTCAAGACTTAAGATTAGTAACTATTATTCCAATAAATCCTACAAAAGATGTTTTTCATGTGAGAAGAGGGTGTTTAGTAGAAAATGTTAGTTTTGCGGGAACTAATGTTTCAGTTGCACATACTGGTTGTGGTGCAGTAGCATTTCCACCAACACCACAAGATATAAGTGCAGGAAAGGGATTTAGTGCTTCCAGTGGTTATCTTGCTCCCGGACCAGCAACTGAAGGACCAACAGGAAGATGGAAAAGTCCATATGTAAGAAACTGCACTAATTTCATGACCAAGAGTACTGGTATGAAGATAAATGGAGACCATGCTGTAGCATCAACTATTGGTGCAGATTTGAAATGTATGGTTTGCGACTCATTCACTCAATATAATGAAAATGGGATAGGTGTATCAATAACAAATAATGGATACGCGCAGTTAGTTTCTATTTTTACTATTAACTGTGATATTGGCATTTATTGTGATACTGGCGGATCTTGTGACTTAACTAATTCTAACTCTTCATTTGGTAATTATGGATTGTATGCAGTTGGTCTTGGGAAAACAGAATTTACAGCAACTGTAGGAACATATCCCCCAACAAGAACACAACCTGGTGTAGATGCTGAAACTGATACAGTTACATTCATTAACATGAAGGATGATTCCAATGGGGGAATTGGTACAGTAAGAAGACCTTATGATGGGCAAGCATTATTTTTTAAGATAGATTTAAGAAATTATCCTGATGCTGTAACTACAGGATTATCAACTACAATATTGCAAGAACCTATGCTTTTCATTGATTCTATCAAAGTTTCATCAGGTGGAACTGGGTTTAGTCCAGCATCTCCTCCAACTGTTATCATTAGAGATAGGAATGATTTTACTCAGCAACCAAAAGGTCCACAAGGAATTATTGCAGAATTAAGTCCTACGATTGATCCCGTGTCTGGATCAATAACTTCAATAGATGTTGTAAATAGTGGTAGAAATTATTTACCTACACAGGATTTGGAAGTTTTTGTAGATGGTGGAGTATCTGCTGGAGTTACTGCTACAGTAGTAACAGGTCCAATTTATTATACTGTTGATAGTGCTACTGCACCAACTGCAGTTACTGGAGTCACGACAGTTACGTTTAATGAATTTATTCCATACGAACTATTTGGTGGTGAAGCAGTTTCATTGAAGAGAATTAGTCGTATTTTAACTAGTTCACATTCTTTTGAATATATTGGTACTGGAACAGATATAAATACATCAACTCCCTTTAAAGGTGCAGTTCCAATTAAAGAAAATGAAATCGTTGCTTTAGATGGAGCACAAGTTCCATTTACAAGTACAGATCAAAAGGGTAATTTTGATATTGGCGAAGGATTTCAAATCAATCAACCAACTGCAACAATTAGAGGAAGAGATTTTAGTAAAGCAATACAGGCAGAAGTAACCCCATTAATTCTTGCATTAAGATAAAGTATGGCAGTAGCACCACTTAATAAATTTTTAACGATCGCAGTTCCTGTTGCTCCAGGTGAGCAAACTGTTTATACTACTCCAACAGGTGTATCTGCAATTATTCTTTACGCGCAAGTTGCAAATGTAGGAGTTAATACTTTTCCTTCATTTACAATGACTCATAGGAGGAAAAGTACATCATTAAGAACTTCTGGAAATACTAGAAATATAAGGATTATAAGACAAGCAGAAATACCACCAAATGATGCTCTTGTTGTTGTAGATGGGAGATTAGTTTTAGAAAGAAGTGCTATTATTACAGATTCAATTATTATTGAAGGATCTCAAAGTGGCATAGTTACTGTAACAAATTGTTTATATGATAATAATACTGGGGTCACAACAATAACAACAGCAGCACCTCACAATTTTATAGTAAATGATCAAGTTACAATGAGTGGACTTGCATTTACATGTACTGGATCATTTGGACTCACTACTTCAATTTTCCCATCACCTCAACAATCATTTACAATTACAAGTATTCAAGGAAGTGTTGGAACGTCAAGAACCTTTGTAACTAATTCCGGAAAGGTTGATGGAATTCCACATACATACCTTGGTGGTGGTTTTGTTGCACCATTACAAATGGAATTTATTTGCAGTATTCTAGAAAATAGTACTACATAAACATAATTATGCCCAGATATCTAAGCGGAAGATCTAAAAGAACTCCACAATCAGCATTAAGTGATAGTAGATTTAGATACTTATCTATTGCAGATGCTGAACCAAATTTAGGAGATCCTGTAGCACCTGGAGAATTTCCACCATTTGGTCAACAATATCAAATTGTTTCTGTAGAAGGATATCCAGGAGAAAGATATTGGGTTCCTATTGGTGGTGGTTTAATTCCAGGATCAATCACAGTTTTTGATGAAAGTAATCTTGTTGGTGGTATAAGTAGTACAACTCAATTAAATTTTGTTGGATTAGCAATCACTGCACTTGGAAATAGTACACCATCTCCAGGTTATGCAGTAACAGTTAGAGTATTTGCTCCAGGAAATAATGGAGAATTGTTATTTAATTTGTCAGATGATTTTGGAACCTCTCCATTATTGTCATTTGATAATAATATTGGGATTTTAACAGCTGGAAAATCAATAATTGTAGGGTCTGGTGGAACAGTATTAAATGCCACTTTAAGTGGATTGGTTGGAATTGGTACTTCTGTACCAACTCAAGAATTAGATTTGAATGGTGATTTAAGACTTAGAGGAACCATTTATGATTATACAAATAATCCAGGAATTACTGGAGATGTTTTAATAAAAAATAATTTTGGTGGATTAACCTGGGTAAATCAAAGTAGTATACGAGCAGGTGCTGGTGGAACTTATAGAAATGTTCAATTCCACAATAGTAGTGGATTAGTTGATGGTGCGAATATTTTTGTATATAATGAAGTAGATCGTAGAGTAGGTATTGGTAGTACACTACCACAATTCTTACTTGATGTAATAGGATACTCAAGATTTACAGGACAAACTGAAATTGGATTTTTAAATGTAACTGGAATTACAACTCTTTCATCATTAGGCGTATCTGGTGCTTCAACAACTCGCAATTTAAGAGTTACTGGAATTGCTACAATTCCAACTTTAATTGGTACAAATGCAAATTTTAGTGGAATTGTAACAGCAGTAAAATTTATTGGAAATATTGATGTAGTTGATTTAAATGTAACCGGTATTGCAACAATATCAACATTAGGTGTTACAGGACTTACAACAACAAGAAATTTAGAGGTAACTCAATCAACCACACTTAATAGACTAAATGTATCTGGAATTTCTACTTTTGGTTCTCAAGTAATAATTACCAATTTAAATGTAACTGGCGTTACAACAATTGGTAATAGTGTTGTGATAAGTGCTAACAATATTAAAACCACAAGTGGAAATTTAAACATAGATTCTCTTGGTGGTACAACTCAGATAAATGATGCTTTGTATGTCAATGATTCAACCCAATCAACAAGTCCTAACACTGGTGCTTTAGTAGTTGATGGTGGAGTTGGAATTGGAAATAATTTATATGTTGCTGGAAATGTTAATTTATCAACTTCTGGTGGAATTACAACCACTGGAGGAGATCTTTATGTTGGTGGAAATTTATATACGACAGGTGATCAATATTTTGATGAAGTTTTTGCTAGAAATGGATATTTTACTGGAATTTTATCAACAAGAAATTTTGAATCCGCAGGAATTTCAAGTTTAAAATCTACAACTATAATTGGTGGTGCAAATTCTACTGGAAATAGTCAAACTATTTTACAAGTTGTAGGTGTTAATAGTGGTGCTTATATTGGTGGAAATCTTGGAATAGGATCAATCATTCCTACCTCAAAACTTGATGTGGTAGGTGATATTAAAGTTTCCGGAATTAGCACCTTCAATAATACTTTAAATGTTATTTCTGCTGGTGCTAATATTAATAACATAAGAATTGGTATTACCAATTCAAATCAAATTGATACATCAACGGGAAATTTAACATTAACATCTACAGGTGGGCAAGTAACTATTAGTAGTAGGTTAATTGTAACTGGAGTAAGTACCTTTAATGGTAATGTAACCTTAGGTGATGCAAGTACTGATATTGTAACATTTAACTCTAGAGTTGGTAGTGGAATAACACCATCAACTAATGGAACTTTGAATATTGGATCTCCATCAAATCGTTGGGATACAATTTATTCTAATACTTTTAATGGAACTTTTGTAGGAACAGCTTCTAGTTCTGATACTATCAGAACAGTATCTACAGCAATTAATTCTACGTTCTTTCCAACGTTTGTAAGAGATAATAATTCAAATGCTGCTTATGAAGAAGTTTATACTGATTCTGGTATTTCATATAATCCAGGTAGTGACTTATTATCATTAACGAACCTAGTTGTAACTGGAGTAAGTACCTTTAATGGTAATGTAACCTTAGGTGATGCAAGTACTGATATTGTAACATTTAACTCTAGAGTTGGTAGTGGAATAACACCATCAACTAATGGATCTTTAAACTTAGGTAGTCCAACAAATCGTTGGGATACAATTTATTCTAATACTTTTAATGGAACTTTTGTAGGAACAGCTTCTAGTTCTGATACTATCAGAACAGTATCTACAACAACTAACTCCACATTTTTTCCAACGTTTGTAAGGGATAATAATTCAAATGCTGCTTATGAAGAAGTTTATACTGATTCTGGTATTTCATATAATCCAGGTAGTGACTTATTATCATTAACGAACCTAGTTGTATCAGGTATCAGTACTTTTGGTGATGCAAGTACTGATATTGTAACATTTAACTCTAGAGTTGGTTCTGGAATAATACCATCAACTAATGGAACTTTGGATATTGGATCTCCATCAAATCGTTGGGATACAATTTATTCTAATACTTTTAATGGAACTTTTGTAGGAACAGCTTCTAGTTCTGATACTATCAGAACAGTATCTTCGACAAGTTCTACCCCATTATTCCCAACATTTGTTATTACGAATAGTGCGACTGACATTTATCAAAGAGTTTATACAGATGGAGGTGTAACTTATACCCCATCTACAGATTTGTTAACTGCTACTAATTTAACAGTAACAGGAACTGGGACATTTAACGGTAATGTAATATTTGGAAATTCAGTAACTGATACTGTATCATTTACATCAAGAATTAATAGTAATGTATTACCATTAGTGGACATAACTTATGATCTTGGATCATCTACTAATAGATGGAATAATGTTTATGCTAATTCTTTTATTGGTCAATTTTTAGGAAATTCTAGCACAGCATCAAGATTAGCTACTCCAAGAAATATTGATATTGATGGTGATGTACTTGGCGTTGGAATTGGAATTACTTTCGATGGAAGTAGAGATGTTACCATTCCAACTGTCTTAAGTACTACTGGTGTTACAGCGGGAACTTATGGATCTTCAACACAAGTGGGGCAGTTTACCGTAGATTCTAAAGGAAGAATTACATCAGCATCAAATGTTGCGATTAACTTTAGTACTGCTACTGTTGCACAATCTGATAAAGTTAGAACTCAATCAGTTGCATCTAATCAAGATTTTTTCCCGACATTTGTTGACAGTGTTAATGCACTTGGTGATTATGAAACCGTATATACTGATGGAGACATAACTTATAATCCAAGTACTAACTTGTTGAAAGTACAAAATATAAGACCACAATCAATACAAGACTCTGCTGGAGGAACTGGTACAAATAATTTTGTATTAACTGCCACTGGATCAGGTGGATGGTCTTGGAGAGCTGCTACAACTTCTGGTGGAACTCCTGCAATTGGTGGAATTACAATTAGAGAAGAAGGAGTAACTGTAGGTACTGCTGGACAAATTACAACTGTTAATTTTATTGGACCAGGAGTTACAGCAACTGCAGGACCAACAGGAACTGCAAACGTAACATTCGTGCAGCAAGTTGGACCACCAGGACCACCAGGATCACCTAGTACTGTTGCTGGACCACCAGGACCACCAGGATCACCTAGTACTGTTGCTGGACCACCAGGACCACCAGGACCACCAGGATCACCTAGTACTGTTGCTGGACCACCAGGACCACCAGGATCACCTAGTACTGTTGCTGGACCACCAGGACCACCAGGATCACCTAGTACTGTTGCTGGACCACCAGGACCACCAGGATCACCTAGTAGTGTTCCTGGACCACCAGGACCACCAGGATCACCAGGATCACCTAGTAGTGTTCCTGGACCACCAGGACCACCAGGATCACCTAGTAGTGTTCCTGGACCACCAGGACCACCAGGACCACCAGGTGTAACAAATATTACAGTAACTCAAACTGGATATTGCGCTACTCAAACTCCAATAACTGCAAGTGGATCAACTTTAACATTTTCTCCTAACAGTAATGCTTATGGAAGACGCTGGGTTCAAACGTATACACCAACTACAGAAGGTTGTAATGGCGATATTTGGTATCAAATAACATAATTTTACATTAGATTATTTAACATGGCAGCATCATTTATTAAAAAATCGGACGGGAATTATTATCTAAGACTAACTGGTTTTACCAATTACGTTAAATTTGCTGCGGTTTCTAAAGCAGGTAATGTTTATACCTTTTTTATTAATGGAACTGCTTATGTTTCAAAACCGAAAGATGATGAAGGTGCAACCCATTACACATCAAGTGCATCACCAATTCCTAGTGGTGGTGTATTAGCAGATAATAGATTTCCTGGTACAGAAACCTTACATTTCTTTTCCGGTTCTGGTACTAGGGATTATTTATTGTCTTTTACCTCAAGTCCAGTACCAGGAACTAGATTTTACTTAGGTGGAGAAGCATTAACTTGGGGTGGATATGCTTGGCCAGGTGATGGTTATATTGAAAATAATATTGGTGTTGGTGTAAAAACAGGAGGATCCTGGAAAAACGCAGGTAATCTTTTTTTAAAAACACTTGATGAATGGAAAGAAGTTGCTACAGGGTGGATAAAAGTAAGTGGAGTTTGGAGAAAGTTTTATCAAAACTACGGAAATTCCAGTTGGATTAATATGCTTGAGGGTACTGATGATGCAATTGACTTTGGTATTAAAGTCGTACCTCCAACAGAGTTTACAATTACTATTAGTTCTAACACTACTAACTTAAACTTAAAAAGTTCATTTGACACTACATTTGGTTCTGGTGCTTGGGCATCCAGTGTTCCAAAAAGAGTTATTATTAATTCCGGAGTTATCGTAGGTTCAACAAGTTCTTCTGGTTATGCAATCAATATTCCATCAGGAATGGGTGGAACCTTAAGAATTGATAACAATGGTTCTATTCAAGGTGCTGGTGGTGCTGCTAATAGTGGTACTGGAGGAAGTGCTATCTTTGTTGGATCAGCAGTATCTATTAATAATGTAGGGTCTATCTATGCTGGTGGAGGTGGTGGAGGTGCAGGTGGTAATGGTGGTCAAGGATCTTTTACTTATACGGTAGTTAATGGACTAGGATACTCTGGAATTAGGGGTACATCTGTATCTGGTTGCAATCAATCGAGTTGGTTAGAAGGTTGTGCTCAAGCTTGTAGACAAAGATTTGGAAATTCAATTGGAGGATCAACAGTATATGCATCCACTCCTTGTGGATATACAAGTATAGGACTCGATCTTTGTTTTCCAGTTTGCAAATACCAGTGTACAGGTAGGTTTACTTCAAACACTACAGCATCAGAATCTTGGACTTGTGCTTATAATTCGACAGCTACAGCAATAACTTCAGGGGGAACTGGAGGTTCTGGGGGTGTAGGTCGAGGATATAATCAAGCACCAACTGCTGGTCTTGGTGGATCCGGTGGTGGTACTAATGCTGGTACAGGCGGTACAGGTGGTAATGGTGGTGAATGGGGTGCCTCAGGAACTGCCGGTTCCGCTGGAACTAATGGTAATTATACTGCAGGTTCTGCTGGTGGTCCAGGTGGATTAGCAGGATTTTATGTTGTAAATAACTCTAGTGTTACTTGGATTAATACCGGAACAAGAGCAGGTAGAGTGGTATAAATATCAAAAAGCGTTTTTAAGACATTATGAAATACATAATTAAAGAGGTATTGCCTGCTCAAATATTGGTTGAATTTGAGGACGAATCTAGGGCATTAGTTCCAATTTCTCCAGAAGCAACACCAGAAGAAATTGATCATGCTGTTGCTCAATATGATCCCGACTTTTTACCGATTCCAGAGAATCTTATCAATCAAAATATTTCTGTTGGTGAAGAGAGAGAATCTAAAAAATTAGACACTGTAAATACTCAATTTGCAGTTGGAAATAATACAACTACTGATACCAATACAATAGAAGAATTTATTCCAACCCAATTTAATAGTATTGAATACTTATTAAATTCTATCAATCCAATTAATTTAGCTTTGGCAAATTATTACGCAGAGCAAGGTGATACAAGAATTAAAGAAGCATTATACTCAAAAGTTTTGGAGTATGTAAATGTAACTAATTTAACAGTAGAAAAAATACTTGAAGATATAAATTTAAATCCCGAAGATATTTTGTCCCAAGCAGAGTTAGAATTGAATGGAGAAATCACTCCAACTCCAGAAGATACTTCAATCCAAACTCCAGAAGAAGTAATTGCAACTCCAGAAGAAGTAATTGCAACTCCAGAAGAAGTAATTGCAACTCCAGAAGAAGTAATTGCAACTCCAGAAGAAGTAATTGCAACTCCAGAAGAAGTAATTGCAACTCCAGAAGATACTTCAATCCAAACTCCAGAAGAAGTAACTCCTCAAGTACAGGAAGAAACAAATGCAGAGCAACCCTGAAAATAGAGAAGCGATTGATAAAATAAAAATTTGTTTACAATGTGAACATTTTTTCAAACCAACTCGCCAATGTAAAAAATGTGGGTGTTTTATGCCTCTTAAGGTAAGAATACCTGGTCAAAAATGTCCCGTTGATAAGTGGTAACTAAATGAATGATTTGATTCAGATTATTAAAATTCTTGATGAAAATGAATTAAAAATTATTAATTCATACATTGATGAGTTAACTTTTCAAGAAAATACTGTTTTTGATAAAGATGGATTATCTAAAATTGACACTTCAGTAAGATCAAGTCTTGGATCTTCTATGAATGAAGAGCATGAAGCAACTAAACTTCTTCATCAAAGAATAAATGAATCTTTAATTACATATAAGGAAAAAGTTATTCAAATTAATGAAATGTTTCAATATTACCCTGTTCCAGGGGGATATTCAACTACCTGTTATAGGGAATCAATTCAAGTTTTAGAATATCATCCAGATCAAGAATACAAATTTCATCACGACTCATCAAATAATCCAAATTCAAAAGAATATCATCGTCATATTAGTGTTGTTGTTTATCTTAATGATGATTTTAGTGGAGGAGGAACACAGTTTCCTCATGAAACATATAAACCATTACCAGGATATGGTTTAATTTTTCCATCAAATTGGTGCTATCCCCATTCGGGACAAAAAGTTTTGAAGGGGAAAAAAAGAGTTGCGGTCACTTGGTACTACGTGACCGACCACAGTGCTTGACAGGATCGGCAAGACCCCCTATAATATGGGGGTAATCAACGAAACGACCTGATGCAACCCCAGACCGAAGAGTTCCTGACCCGCTGCGTAGTCGATACACTTGCTCGTAAGTTTTATCTTTACTCTAGCGAAGGATCCGAAAAGGTGGTAGAATGTGAAACTGTAGATCAATTTATGAACGTTCTTGAGGTTGTTCGCACACAATTAGACGAAAATACTCTAGTTTATTCAAATCCATTTTAAGAAAATGAAAACTCTTACAGTTCAAGAATTGCAAGAAAAATTTGAATATTACCTTGATAGGGTTGAGACTGGTGAGTCCTTCCTTATCAAGAGTCAATATGGTGATGCTATGTTAATTCCTTATAATAATGGTGAGGAAGAAATTGACGACCTGATACGAATACATACGGATCACGAAGAAGGTTGTTGACAAAGAGTTCCAAATCCTCTATAATTGATTTGGTTTTACGGGGGCATAGTTCAACGGTTAGAACAGCAAGCTTATACCTTGTATTAGCGCCAGATTAGCGCGAGGTCCTGGTTCGAATCCAGGTGTCCCTATCTGCTTATCCATTTTGTAGTGGGTTTTAGAGGGTAAGCAACAGTAAACCTACTTGAAAAAAGGAGAGTGAAAAACCCCAGCTGCAAGTCGGTGTGAAACAGACCTATGACTTGTATGCGCTTCTGTTTCACTGTATGGATCTCTCCTACTGCTGGTTTGGCCCTCTGGTGAAGGCAATCTGCTCATAACAGATAGAAGGTCGGATCGTAACCGACAACCAGCACTTGACTATAAACACTTTTTGTGTTATTATAGTCATATACAAGGGGCGGTGGTGGAATTGGTAGACACCCCAGACTTAAAATCTGTTGAGCGTATGCTCGTGCGGGTTCAAGTCCCGCTCGCCCTATTTTAAGTTCGTTCCTTATAAATAGTTGCAGGGAACGAACTATTATGACCATCAAACATAAACATCATATTATCCCCAGACATATGGGTGGGAGTGATAATAAAGAAAATCTAATAGAAGTTACAGTCGAGAAACACGCTATGTTTCATTATTGTAACTGGAAATTATGGGGAAAGGAAGAAGATAGAATTGCTTGGAAAACTTTAACTGGTCAAATGACTTTAAGTGAAGCAAAGTATGAAGCAATAAAACTTGGCGCTAGAAAAACTGGTCAAGTTATGAAAGATAAAATGAAGGACCAAGAAACAAAAGAAGAATGGTCTAATATGATAAAAGGATTTTGGGAGAGGGAAGAATATAGGAAAAAACAAATACCCCGTCTGTTAGAACTACAAAAACATGCAAGTGTTTTAGGAAATAGTGGAGATGCTTTGAAAAGAAAAAAAGAAACTTATAAAAAAATAGGTCATCAACAGGGAAATAATAATTCTCAATATGGTTCTATGTGGATTACTGATGGAACAAGAGAAGGAAATCGTAAAATAAACAAAAATGATCCTATTCCAGAGGGATATGGAAAAGGTAGAGTTTGTAAGAATAAAAAATAAATATAAGATATTGGAACAAACCCAATGTCTTACAGAATATCTCAAAAATACTGCTGGTATGATAATGGCAGTATGATTGTGAAGATGTACTTTATTAATGATGTACCTTTCACATTTGATGAACTTCCAGAAGGGCATTTAAGAGACTTTGATCTTTTAAGAGAAGCAGATAAAAACAGAACTTATGACCCAGAAGATTTGTTTTTATCCTCTTTTTATTTGATAGATGAGGAAGCACATCCATTACTTTTTGATATGGAATTAGAAAATCCAGAAGACCTTCCAAAAGATATTGAAGAAGATTTGACTTCATAAATATATCATAATAAGGTCTAGAATCATAAGAAAATGCCCCTGAACAAGCTGGATAATTTTATCAAGAATACTGAAGGTCGTATTTTATATGTAAATCCAAACGACCTTGATTCGACTGATAGTATAGAAAATCAAGGTAACTCTCTTACTCGACCATTTAAAACAATTCAGAGAGCACTTTTAGAAGCAGCAAGATTTTCTTATATTGCAGGAAATAACAACGATTTAGTAGAAAAAACCACAATTCTATTATTTCCTGGAGAACATCTTATTGATAACCGTCCAGGTTGGGCAATTTATAATAACAATGGTGCAAAAGCAGTTTCAAGATCTGGAGCAGAGTCTGTAGCATCATCCGTCTTTTCTCTTGGATTAGATTCTATTTTTGATCTAAATCAAGAGGATAATATACTTTATAAGTTTAATAGTTTTTATGGCGGTGTTGTAGTACCAAGAGGTACTTCAATTGTTGGTCTTGATTTAAGAAAAACAAAAGTACGTGCAAAATATGTTCCAAACCCAACAGATTCTTCTGTACCAAAATCTTCAATTTTTAAGATTACTGGTGCTTGTTATTTTTGGCAATTTTCTTTATTTGATGCAGATCCTAGTGGATTAGTTTATACAAATCCAGATAATTTTACTAGTACCTATCAATCATCTCCAAATTTCTCACATCATAAATTAACTTGTTTTGAGTTTTGTGATGGCGTAAACAATATTGGATCATATGGTTTAACAGACCTTGATATGTATTATAGCAAGGTCTCAAATGCTTATAATTCATTTAGAGCAATTGATGATAATGACAAATATCCAGAAAATCCTAATGGATTTGCTAAAAGAAATCCAGAATGGGAAATTGTTGGTGCATTTGCAACAGATCCGATAGAAATTTCATCTATTTTTGCAGGGACAGGATCTGTAGCAACTTCTACTGTTACGGTAATAACAAAAACACCACATGGATTAAATGCAGGAACTCCAATTAAAATTAAAGGAGTTACAGGATCTGGATTAACCTCACCATATAATGTTTCAACAACAGTACAAAATATTTTAAATTCTACTTCATTCACTTATTTACTACCTGCAATTGAATCATATCCAACAATCAATCCAAGTCCAAGTGCAAGTTCATCAACAGTAACGATTGAAACAGATACAGTATCTGGGGCATCTCCTTATATTTTCAACTGTTCTTTAAGATCAGTATGGGGCATGAATGGTCTTCATGCTGATGGTAGTAAAGCATCTGGATTTAGAAGTACTGTAGTAGCTCAATTTACCGCAGTATCTCTACAAAAAGATGATCGTGCTTTTGCAAAATATGATAAATCATCAAGAACTTATCAATCTGTATCTCCAATAACAACAGTTTATGGTTCAAGTTTACCTGATGGTGCATCACAAACTGACTCAAATAAAGTTTATCATTTAGATCCTGATGCAGTTTATAGACAAGGATGGGAATCTAGTCATATAAAAATTACAAATGATGCTTTCATACAGATTGTTTCTGTTTTTGCAATTGGATTTAATAAACATTTTGATGCCGAAACTGGTGGTGATGCATCAATTACAAACTCCAACTCCAACTTTGGACAAATCTCTTTAAATTCATCAGGATTTAAAAAGGAAGCATTTGATAAAGATGATAAGGCTTTCATCACTTCAATTATTCCACCAAGAGCAATTGATGAAACGGAAGATGTCATTGAATGGTTATCAATTGATGTTGGTCTTACAACAACATCCAGAGGATCTACTGGCATCTCAAGTCACCTATATCTTTACGGATTTACTTCTAAAGATGCTCCACCATCTACCTTAACGCAAGGATATCGAATTGGTGCAAGATTAAACGATAAATTGTATGTAAATCTTGGTGGTTCAATTAAAGAAGCATCAATTTTCATGTGCAATAATCAAATTAGTTCAACTGGTTTGACAACAGCATTAGGTACAACAAGTTCTGTTAAATTATATGATGTAATTTCAGGTCCAACAGGAAATTCTTTTACAATTGGATCTAACAATTTACTAACAGGTGAAAAAGTTAAAATTATCAGTGATGATGGAGACCTTCCAGAAAATATTGAAGAACATGCAACTTATTATGTAATTAAAGATGGTAGCACTGCAATTAAGTTAGCTTCTTCATTTACGAATGCAACTCAATCTGAGGAAATTACTGTATATGGTGGATCAAATCTTCATATTTTAAGTCGTGTTTCAGACAAAGATTCTGGAGATCTTGGATCACCCATTCAATTTGATGCACAAAATAATAATTGGTTTATTCATGTAAATGCAAATAATGAAATTTATAACACTTTATCAATAGGTGGAACATCTCTTTATGGAGAAACGACTGATTTAAGTTATGTAAATAGAATTTCTGATGAAAGAAGTTTAGATGAAAAAATTTATAAAGTTAGAGTAGTAATTCCAAAAGAATTGCCAAATGCAAAAGACCCCGAATCAGGATTTATCATTCAAGAATCAAGTACTACAGGTGCAAGAGATAGTTTTGATTTTACAAGATCAAGTATTGGAAGTACTGATTATGGTTATAATAGAAATCCAAGATTTATTTCAACTTGTACAGTAAGTTCTGGAACAGTTACTGTATTTACAGATTTACCACACAATCTTCAAGTTGGCGAACTAGTAAATATCAGAAATGTATCTTGTACAAATAATCTAAATGGTGTTTATAATATTGGATATAATGGAAGATTTGCTGTAAGAAATATTACTGATGCAAATACATTTACATATTCAACCACAGATACTGAAGGAAATCTTCATAATCCTGGAATATTTGCCAATGATGTATCGATAAGAAATGAAAATCTACCAAGATTTGAGAGAAATGATTGGAGAGGAAATCTTTTTGTATACAGAAATGAAGTTATTTCTCCATATATTTTTAATCAACAAGATGGAATTTATCACTTATACGTTTTAAATTCAAATAATAAAATTGCACAGGAATTTACAAATCTCGAATTTGGACAACTGCCATCAGATCTTTATCCACAATTAGATCGTGACAATATCGATCCAAATCCAAATTCTGCTAAAACATTTGCAAAAAGATCTCCGATTGGTGCAATTGTTACTAATGACCTTAAAAAAAGTATTACTAGAGAATCTGCAGATCTTCTTCTGAAGGAAGTTGGACTTGGAATTACACTTTCTTCTGTGTCTTCAAGTTCCATAAGTGCAACTTTAACTTTCCCAAGATTCCATGGTTTTTCTGGTATTGTAACTGGTTCAATTACTTCTGGGGCAAATTATATTCCATTATCAGGGATTGCAACATACCATAATGTTAAACTTTTGAATGGATCGCAAACTGGATCTTGGAATGGAGCAACTGCAAGAGTTGTTGTTTCTGGAGGAGCAGTTGTATCTGTAAATATTATTTCACCAGGATCTGGATATAGTGCTGGGGCATTATATTTTGATCAATCAAGAATTGGAACAGGAAATGGAAATGCCAGATATACAATCACTTCATCTACAATCTCATCAAATGTTGATGATGTAATTCAAGTTACTGGATATGGAACTACTGCAGATCAATATTATAGGATTACTTCTGTTCCATCCTCAACTACAATTTCCATTGCAAAAACTTCTGGAGATCCTGTAATTCTTTCAAGTCAATATGTATTTTTAGTCGGACCTTCTGTAAGAATTAGTGCATCAACTCCATCTTACAATTCTACAACAAAAATTTCAACATTTACAACAACTTCCGCACATGGACTTCTTGTAGGAAATAGATTCCAAGTAAATGATTCAAGTAATAATAACTTAGGAAACTATATTGTTGAAAGAAGAATTAGTCCAACACAATTTACTGCGATTACCAATTCACAATTATCAGCAGCAAATGGTTACATACTAAAACATGCCCTCTCATCAAATGAAGCATCCTCTGATGAAAGAGGAGAAAACTTTGGAGTTCGTCATATAACATTTTATGATTCTGAAAGATTTACTCTCACATCTGCTTTAACAACAGGAACGACAATTAATTTTAGTAGTTCTGGAAGTGGAACTGCGCGAAGATTGCCACTTGGATCATATATCCAAATTGATAGTGAAATCATGAGAGTCGTAAGTAGCAATAACTCTACTTCAGCAACTGTGATTCGTGGTGCTCTTGGAACAAATCAAGAGTCTCATGATGCAAATTCTTTAATTCGTAAAATTAATCCTATAGCAATTGAATTCCGCAGACCATCTATTCTTCGTGCCTCTGGACATACTTTTGAATATCTTGGTTATGGTCCTGGTAATTATTCAACAGGTCTACCACAAGTTCAAGTTAAAACTTTAAATGATCAAGAGAATTTCTTAGCAAATTCACAAGAAAGGTCTTGTGGTGTTGTTGTTTACACTGGAATGAACAATAATGGTGATTTTTATAGTGGAAATACCAAAACTTCATCAACAAGTGGTGAAGTTGTTTCATATGATATTCCAAAACCAACTGTAACTGGAGAAGATCCAAATAGATTAAGTGTTGTATTTGATGAAGTTACAGTAAAAGAAAGACTTCTTGTTGAAGGTGGTGTTTCTGGTCAAGTTCTTTCTCAGTTTGATGGTCCAGTCACATTTAACAAAGAAATTAGGGTAAAAGCACAAAGTAGATTTAACAGTACAGTAAGATTAACTCAAGGAAATCAATCAACTTCAACTACCACAGGAAATCTTATTGTTGCTGGTGGAGTTGGAATTGGTGGTAATTTAAATGTTGGTGGAAATGCTAATTTTACAGGAGATTCAGTTTTTGATGGAAACCAAACTGTAGATGGAAACTTAACAGTTAGAGGAAATACATCTTTAGGTAATGAAAGCACTGATACAACTATAATTCGCGGATCTTTAACAGCAAATAATAATTTAACTGTTAATGGTAATACAACTCTTGGTGATGGATTATCTGACACAACTAACATTACTGGATCTTTAAATGCCAATTCTAATGTTTATGTTGCTGGAATCACAACTCTAGGTGATTCATCATCTGACACAACTAACATTACTGGATCTTTGATTGTCACTAATAACCTTAATGTTTCTGGAGTCACAACCTTAGGTAATGCATTAACTGACTCAACTATTATTAATGGTACTTTATCTGTTACAAGTAATTTAAGTGTCAATGGTAATACAACACTAGGTAATGCGTCAACTGATACTACTACTGTTAATGGTAATTTATATGTAACTCAAGACATTTATGCATTCTATACAGCATCAGATAAAAATTGGAAAGATAATGTCGTCCCAATTCAAAATGCTTTGGATAAAGTAATTTCTATTAGTGGAAATACTTTTGATTGGAATGAAAAAGCACCACAATCAGGAAAAGATGTTGGTGTAATAGCACAGGAAATTCAAAAAATTCTTCCTGAAGCAGTGTCAGAACGAGAAGATGGACACCTTTCAGTTTCTTACCAAAAACTTGTTCCTCTTCTAGTTGAAGCAATTAAAGAATTAAAACAAGAAATTGATGATCTAAAAAAATCCAAATAAGGGGGAATAAATGACTACTCCAACTGGGCAAATTAGTTTTTTAGAAATTACTCAGGAATTTGGAACTCCACCAAATAAAAATATTGGTGCTTTTAGAGTAAATCAAACTATTGGAGATAGAACATGGCCTTTAGATACTGGTGTTCCATCATCAGGAACAATTAGATTTTCACAGTTAAGAGGAAAAACTCTTAATGTTGTTGTGGATTATCCTCCAGCCACTGGAGGAACTTTCGAAAGTAATGTGACTGCTACAACAAAATATATTAATGGAACTGTAGTTGGTAATTTTAAATCTTTACCAATCTTAACAGATACTTCCCAAACAAAAAAAGTTTATCATTTAATTCGCAAAAATATTGGCGCATCTGGATCAAATTCCACAGCATTTGTAAGCGGAAACTGGAATAATTCTAATACACTTCTATTAAGTTTTATAGTTACTGGAAGTGGTGCTATTTATGGAAGAGGTGGAAATGGTGGAAGGGGAGCAGATCTTGATGATAGTGGAGATGCTGGACAACCTGGAGGTCATGCTTTATCGGTAAGTTATAATTCAACGATTGTAGTTGAATCTGGTGGCATTCTCGCTGGCGGCGGCGGTGGTGGTGGAGGAGGTGGATATCAATATAATGGTGGACCAGATGCTAGAGGTGCTGGGTATGGTGGTGGAGGAGGAGCAGGATATCCTGCAGGGTCTGGAGGACCTGGAGGATTTATAAGTAATGGAGGAAGAAATGGTAATGTTTGTCAAGGTGGACCTGGTGCTGATGGAAATCTAACAACTGGTGGAATTGGTGGACCTCAAAGTGGTGGAAATAGAACTAATCCTTGCGGATTAACTGGAGGAGGTAATGGTGGATATGGTGGTACTGGAGGAAACTTAGGTGCAACAGGAAGTAATGGGGAAAATAAAAGTAACGGTACTGGTGGTCAAGGTGGTTCTCCAGGAGATGCAGTTTATCATCCAGGAGTAACTATTGCTTTAACTAATTCTGGAACAGTTTTAGGATCATATTGATAGTTATAGATAATTGAGATTTATAATATTTTTTACATCATCTATATTATACTATATGATTCCAAATAAATCATTTAAAGAACGATTGGTAATGTCTTTTAATTTGGAAGTTTTTTAATTAATTTTTTTTTTCATGAAATAAATATTCAATAAAGTAACCATATAAGATGGCAAATTATAGGAAGTCATTTAATCTTAGAAATGGTGTTCAGATTGATGACGATAATTTTATTGTAAATGCTAATGGTCTGGTTGGAATTGGTACGTCAATTCCTACTGAATTTTTAGATGTTCGTGGAAATGTAAAAGTAAGTGGATTAACAACAACAAATTCATTATATGCTGGAATTGCCACATTTAATTCCTTAAGAGTAAGTTCAGATGCTTCAATATCTGGTGTTGTTACTGCAACATCATTTTCAGGTAGTGCTTCTGGATTAACTGGAGTATATGCAATTGCTGTAGATGGTTGGCATATAAATTCAGGAACTATTTCAACAACATCAAGTGTTGGAATAGGAACAACAATTCCATCAGGTCTTTTACAGATTGGTAATAATATTGTATTTGATTTAAATGGAGGGGCATCATATTCTGGAATAATAACTGCTTCATCATTTAATGGATCATTTAATGGGCCACTTAATGGATCATTAAATGCTTCCAATTTAACTGGTATCGCTAGTAACTCAATATTACCTTCAAATATTAACGTCTCCGGAATTGTAACAGCATCTTTATTCAATGGTAATTTAGTTGGAATTGCAAGCACTGCAAGATTTTTGATAGGTACTCCTGATATCACAGTTGGATTTGTAACTGCAACTAGAATTCAAGGAGATTCTTTAAGTGTTGGGATATTAACTGCAACTAATGGATTGAATGTAGGGACATCAGGATCTATATTTACAATTTCTTCCGGAAATATTGGAATTGGATCGGCAATACCAAATGAAAAATTGACGTTACTTGGTGGAAATATTGGAATTAGATCGACAACAAATGCACCTTATACAATTTTGGGTGAAAGAATTGGAGTTGGAACTTTTATACCTTCATCTGATATCCAAATCCGAAGATCCTCCAATGCATCATTATTAGTTACTAGTGATAATTCACAATCTATTATTGCTTTAGGTAGAAGCACAACTACATCAAGTAATGTTGGTGCATTAAGATACGGAAATTCTTCTCCTCTTTTTCCATATAGTACTCAAAACTCTCTTGATATTATAAACTATGGTTCTGGAAATGTCAACTTTTACATAGAAGGTGGGGATGTAGGAGTAGGTACAGGATCTTTTTATTGGTTAAGGCGTGGAAATTTCACCCAGTTAATGACATTAACTTATGATGGAAATCTTGGAATTGGAATAACGATTCCAAGAAATAAATTACACGTTGTAGGAACTTCAACTGTAACTAATGATGCTTATTTTGGAAATAATGTTGAAATTAATAATGATTTAACTGTTTACAATAATTGCAGTATTCAAGGAACATTAACTCTTACAAACTCTTTAATATCAGATTTAACAGGAAACGTTATTGGAAACATTCAAGGAGATGTTTATTCTGTTGGCATATCAACATTTAATACCATTTCTGTAACAACTTCAGCTTTAGTTGGAAGTGTTGGAATTTCCACAGACAATAATGAAAATTATCCTTTAAATATCAATAAATCTTTTATTGTAGATAATACTGGAAATCTTGGAGTTGGAACAGACACTGTAAGATCTTCAGTTGATTTTGGAGATGCTGGAAAAGTAGATAGTCCAACCAAAGCATTTATGATTGCACCAAGACTTACAACTACACAAAGAGCAGGATTATCTACTGAACCTGGAGCAATCATTTACAATGTAACAACAAATAAACATCAAGGATTCAATGGAACTAGTTGGTTTGACCTTTATTAAAACTTGACATAATACCCTAATTATTGCTAGACTACCTTTGTCTGGTTTGGAGATGAGTCTGTAAGACTACTATAAAGACAGTTTAATAACTGTCACAAGACCCCATCAAGGGGTCTTTTTTATTGCTATAATAACTTCATAATCAATTGACAGTCATGTTTCAACGTCGTCCTCATCAGGTTCATGCCAACGACATGATGCTTAAGCATTCTAAGGGAATTATCTGTGCTGTCACTGGTGCAGGTAAGACTCGCATTGGTATTTTTGATACCATGAAGCAGTTTGAGAACGATCAACCTCAAACTGTTGTTGTAGTTGCCCCTAGACTCATGTTGGCAAATCAACTATCTCATGAGTACTTAGAGTTTATTACGAATGCTTCTGTTTTCCATTGTCACACTGGAGATACTATTCACCAGTCTTCTACACATCCCAAGATGATTGCAAATTGGGTTAAAAATACTCCTGGTCATAAACTGATCATCACTACTTATCATTCTCTGCAACGTCTGATTGATGCAGAGATTCATATTGATGCTGCTCATCTAGATGAAGCACATAATTCTGTTCAAAAGAAGTTTTTTCCTGCTGTTGAAAAACTTTCGCAAAAAGCAGCACGTTTTTATTCTTACACTGCGACTCCCAAGTATTCTTCTCAGTTCAATAAACCTGGAATGAACTGGAGTCATGTATATGGTCAAATTATTGTGAACATTTCTGCACCCGAAATGGTTGCTGGTGGTTTCATTGTTCCTCCAAGTATTCAAGCAAAACAAATCAATGTGATTCGGGATAAAGAGTTTGGTGCTGAGCGTGATTGCATGACTCTTTTGGATACTATTCTCAATGAAGACAATATGGAAAAAGTATTGGTTGCTGCACCAAATACTAAAGTCCTCATGCGGATGCTTGCAGAGACTGATTTCATGACAGAAGTTCAGTCTTATGGTTATGATGTTCTTTGGATTACTTCCAAATATGGTGCTTTCATCAACAATCAAAAAGTAAGTCGTGAAGTCTTTTTCAACACTCTTAAGGAATATGGAAAGGATCCTAACAAAAAGTTTATTCTTCTTCACTACAGCATTCTATCTGAAGGTATTGATTGCCCTGGATTGACCTCTTGCATCCTCATGAGGAACATGGATTATATCTCAATGGCACAAACTATCGGTCGTGTGATTCGTCTTCATCCAGAGGATTCTGAGCGCCTCTTACAGGGTTCTCTGGTTCCTGGTAAAGTTGAAGATTATGTAAAGTCCTATGGTTTCATCCATGTTCCAGTGTATAGTAACACTGGTATCGCCACTGCTCGACGCATTCAAGCGGTTGCTGAAACCATCTTTGTCAACGGTCAACCCGTAATTTCCACCATTAAAAAGTGAGGTTCTGAATCATGAAACATCGCGTTACTTGCATGGTCAGCGGTCAAACGTTTTATGTTGAATGCTATGCTCGAAACCGTGATGAAGCAATTCGCGTTGCTAAATCACAATATCCAAATGCACGGATTATGACCTCTACAATTATTTACTGATGAATACACAAAACGAAACTCTTTTAAATTCAAAGCCAGGTGATCCTAATGGATATGTAACTAAAGATGGTGAATGGGCAGCAGTCCCTTGGGGTAAAAAATTTGTTATCCTTCATAAAGGACAGCAAGTTCACACCGCAAATAACTACAAAACTGCTAAAAACTTTATTCAAAAGGCAGTTAAAGGTAAGACTATTTCCAGTTTGAATCAATTTCTATGAGTGATACTTTTACTCTGACATCTTTTGAACCTTACGATAGACATAATTACGAAGTTGTGTTGAAAAATGGTAAAAAAGTATTTTTTGAAAATTGGGAAGATATTCAAAGGTATTGGTTTGTAAATTCTGAGATTCCAGATTTTTTGGATTATGTAGTCATTAAAGATAAAAGAAAGGTTAAGGGAGGTGGGTTTGGTAAATAAATATTGCTATCATAGGAAGGTTCTATGGGATCCCTGTTTTTAACTACGGTTTTGTCTTGTCGTCAGTTATTGGGGATTGCAAATCGGATAGTAAATAACAGTCTTTTAACAACACAACAAAAGACTGAAATTGTTCTAGAGTTGCGTAAACTTGTACCTTCTTGCCCTCTTATCATCAAGAACTATGACACAAAAACAACTTCAAGCAATTGATCTTATGCTTGAGGATTTGCATACATCTCATCACGAAATTAGGACAATTGCTAAGAAACTGGGTTGTGAAAATGAACTTGAAGAATTGAAGATAAATCTTATAGATTATTTGTATTCATTAAAATGAATTCCTACTATTTTTGGGTTTTTCTGCTATCTGTGAGCATTTACTTGGTCTACACAGATGCTAGTATTGCAAGATTTGTTGATCTCATGAGTAGATTGATTAAATTCCAATACGAAAAAACCAAATGGTGGTTAATTCACAATCCTCAAAATCCAGTTGTAAAATACCTGATGTGGCGCCGTGCTTTGAAACTTGCAAAAGAACTTCAAGATGAAATCCAAATGGAACGTCAATCCAGACAAGGCAACAACAATAGCAAGACTATTGAGTGAATTAGAAGGCGCCACATATATTTTGGATTGTCTAGGTGATAAAGAGGCATATGATTATATTACTGAATTGAAAAAGAAGTACTATAAGGAATATTTTGGTAGAAATAAATAACACTAAACTTGGAGTTTACTATGCTTTCGACTTCTTACAGATTGCGTCTTGAAGAAATTTGTAATAAAATTGTGAGACAAGAAGAAGTAAGTTTGCAAGATATCATTTGGGCAGAAAAACTTGCAAAAGCAAATCGCACTGCTGGAACAATGCTACGTCAAGCACGTAGAAAAGCGGCAAATCCAGATATGCAAGAAGATAGTCTGGATGGATTTTTAAACGCATTGGACATTGGTGGAATTGGTCACGAAGGAAGAGGAATATCAGGATTTAATAGTGTTGATGATATTGTAGATTTCTTTACAGAAGATAGACCTGATGATTGGAGAACCAGAGACTGATGAAACCTAACTTTCGTAAAGTATTGGAAATGGCACTTGAAGAAGGTGTTAGGTATGGATATCGTCGTGCTCACAAACACGTAGAAAATCCTCATGAAGATGCTATAATTGATAATGTTGTAGAGAGTGTTATGAACTCTTTATACGAATGGTTTGACTTTGAGGATGAAAATGAAAATTGTTGACTTTGCGATTAGGGAAGATTTTGGTAAAGACTATTATTTCTTCTTTTTTAAAGCAAAAAAATACACTCTAATTCAAGGTTCGGTGGGGTGGTTTGATTATCCATCTTGGCCTTATTGTCAAATTAATTTTGGAATGGGTCGCATTTTTAGTATCTTATTGCAAGTTTACAAGTTTGGATTTGATATGGAATTTTGTGGTAGGACATTTAATCTAAACTATTTTGACGAAGATGCAAGTAACTGAACATAATCTTGATGATTGCGATCTTACGATACAAGAACTTAAAGAAGTTATTCGTATTGTGATGAAAGAACTCAAGTCCTACAAAGATGATTTGTCAACTCAAATGTATTATGCAAAAATCATTGGGAAACTTTATGGACTTGCTCACACACTGGACGATTTCCAAACTGGCACAGAAGAAACCACAATCACTGACCTTTGACCTATAATATCTAAGTAATCGCAAAGAACGATGAGTTTCTCCAAAACGATTTCAGTTTTTGCCGCCCTCGCTAGTATCTTTGGTGCTGGTGCTGCTGGTTGGAAACTATCGCAGGATAGTCAAGTTAAACCAACAGCGGAAGTGAATACCCAGTATGAGCAACATATTACAGAACTTCAACAGCAAATTTCTGGTCTTCAGCAGCAACTTACTAATACTAATCCACCACCATCGGTAAATCTTCCACCACAAACGCAAACAGATGTAAAGCAAGTTACTCCACCCACAACTCCACAACTTCCTCCACCTCCTGCCCCAAATCCTCCTGCCGCTGGCAATTTTGAATGATTTCTGACAATTTTCTTCAACTTGC